CGCCTGCGTTGGCGGCGCTGCCGTAAGGTTCGTCGGACTTCTTACCGACCGGCCCACGCGAAATCAGCATCAAACACCAGGCGCACGTCTCCCGGCCTGTCGCTACCCGCGCCCACCCCTTAACCAGAGCGGCACGCTCAACCGGGGTGTCCTTGATCTGCTCAACGGTCTGACCGCCCCACGTCACACGCTCGGAAGTTTCACCGCCAGCAAGAATGTCTAACAGTTCACGCTTCAACTCCGGTGGAAGTGTCATCTTCTGACGGACAGGCTCACCGCCCTCAGCGATCTTCTGCTCAAGCTGCTGATCCTCACGCACCGCATGAATGATCTGCCTTCTGCCCGCGTTCTCAACCTCACGCACAACCCTCAAAGCTGTAGCAGCCAAAGCAGACTCAGGGCTGCCCTCCCGGGACATAGACTCCCTGACAGGATCCATCGACTTAACGAACCAGTCGAACTCATACGGCTCTAACAAGCGGGCGTTCGTAGGAAGATCCGGAACGTACTTCTCACGCTCCGAGTCATAAAACTGGCGGGCTATCTCCGCTGACGCGTCACGCTGACGTGAAACCTCCGGATACAGCAACCGAAGGAAACCCAACCACTCAGCCACAGACAACGCTGGGCGGGTGAACAAGGTCCCGAAACTCAACACGAACCGTGTTATCGCCGCGGAGATAGCCGCCTGCTGAACCGCGTACTGTTCGGGCGTCACGCCCCAACCTGCTCGGAGGAATCATCCGGAGCGACCTTCAACGGTGGTCTGGACTCAGGACCGTACATCTGGGCCAGCCGGCCCATCGGGTTATCTTCCTCATCCCACTGACGCATTTCCTCACGCTCAGTGATCGAGTAACCCATGTCGATCCTCGCCCGTTCACGCGGGATAACACCCATGCCGTTAGCGAACAACTTCGCCGCAGCATCAGCCTTAGCCGCATACGTCGGGGTAGACGGATCACGCCACACCGACTCGAGGCGGAACATCTCAGGTGGGATCTCTCCACCCTTGACAGCCCGATACGCAACACGCATCGCTTGTTCCCACGAACCGCCGAAGATTTTATTCTTCCGCTCCGTCTTCTTCACCAACCGTGATTCAGAGGATTTGATAGCCTCAGCCGAAGCCGGGTTATCGGACGAGAAAGACAAATACTGGGGGGGAAGCCCCGTGTACGCCGCAGCCTTACGGTCAAGTGCGTCAAGGGCATCCACGAAATTGCGAAGCTCCGCAGCAGAGAACTGGGTAGCTTTAGCATCCGGATCCTCAAACCCCAATATCCTCGCCATGTAAGCGTCGAAGATCCGCTCACCTGTCTCGGGATCCACACCCAAATCCTCCGGTTTCACACCAAAAATCAAACGCTGCGGGATCGCCATAAGCTCGGCTGTTCCCTGCATATCCATCAGGATGCGGGCAGCGGCATCAGTCACAGACCGAAGCTCAGGGGTAATCTCCGACGAGCCATACAAGTCCGACAGCCGGGTCCGGTTCGGTAGCGGGATCACCGGCACCACACCAAGTTCGTGCCGCACACGGGACACCAAACGCCAACCGTAATCCCGGTTACTGTCCTTGTAATTCCATCCAGAATAAGACTCACCAGAAGGTTTACGAACCCACTGCAACGTCTCATTAGGAAGATACAAAGTGCTAGAAATCAGCTCGGACTGATCCTCGGTGTAGATAGCGCGGATCGCCTCAGTGACCTCCCGGGTGCGCGGATCTATCGTCGCGTACAAAGACGTAGGCGGCTCCACCCTGATAATCGGGACACCGGGCTCCACACCAGGATCGGACTCATCAGGGGCGGCGACAGTGATATACGAGCGACCGTAAATCAAAGAATCCGTGTGACCGAGAGTGGCCTCGATATCAAGGTTGTTAGCCTGCCACCAATCCCACAGTTCCTCATCAGCCTCATCAGACCCGCCCATGCGGAAACCTTCGACCTCTTGGCGTTCCGCAATCGAGTCGATGTAAAGCCTGGGGTAACCGACATTCGCCAGCAACCCACGCATCTCAGGTGGGACAGCGATACCGATAGCCTCAGGGCGGCGTTCGGACTCGTAATACTTCTTACAGTCCTTCAAACCGTATTGGCGTTCCTCGAACTGGCTCAAAAGATTATCGCGGATCTTCTCCACGTCGGCGGCTGCCATTACTGGATCACCACAGCCTTCCTTGTCCTATGCTTCTTGGACATTAAGTAATCTTGACGAGCCCCATACGCCAACACAGCGCACACAGCAGCATCAATTTTTTTAGATGAGTCCTTCGACGCCTTACGGATCGAAATAGCGTCATAGGTCGTCGGGTGCCGGCGAGCGTTCAACACATGCTGACGCAACGTGACATTCCCGTCATGGGCTAACTCTCTCTCCAACACAGCGTCCAGAAACCGTTCACAATCCAACGCGAACCGTTTCTGCTGACCCCGCATATCAAAAGCCACCGGGGAAGCCGGTGAAGCGTTCACCTTGATCCGCTTCTTGAAATCCCGGCCCCACTGATCGACATACGCCTCGAACTCTTTAACGTCAGCGCGGAACGCAACCACATCAAACCGCTCAAACGCGGAACGGACCTTCGCGTCCACATCCTCACGTGGAACCTCGTTATTCAAATGCTTCTCGGGGTTCCACACACCAAGCAGGAACAAACAGCCGTCCTCAACCCGGCACGCCACCAAAGCGGTCCAGTCATTCGACTTCGAGCCGTCGAAACCCAACGTGATCCTGTCACCTTTATTCAAGGCAGCTTCAGGGGTTGCGACAGCATCCCACTCATACGGGGCGATCCACGAATCCTCATGCGCGTTGACTTGATTCAGGAACTTACGCCGGGACTCCGTGACAGGGTTCTTCACATCCAGCACGGACTCGAGGATCGTCTCCACGGGCAGCCAAGAAGAATCACCACGCGCAATCAACAAGCCCTGGCGCAGCCTCTCAAGCCCTTCCGCGTAACCCTCAGGGTCCTCACGCTCAGAAGGGATCTCAGACACCGGGGTGTCCGCGGGCGCCTCGAGCGCATCGTACAAAGTGCCTACATCAACAGCGTCACCGGACTGAACAGCCTGCCACGCGTCATAGTCCCGTTCCGCAACAGAATCCTCACCTGGGATGTGCGCGTTACAAATGGAAAGCGTTCGGGATCCTGGGATCTTCGTGACGTTACCCTCGATGACGCCAGCCAAATCGTGACCGTCATTGGCTTCCTGCCACCACTGAGTTTCGTTACGGATCACCAGGGTGGGCCGGTTGCCCTCCATCGAATACGGGGAACTGGTGACCGCCTCAATGCGCCCACCGGCCTCGCTGTAAATGATCGTTTTGTTGACTTCCAGGTTGTAGTCCGCACGCAACTGCTGTGAAACCATCACCGGGAACAAGGACATGGTGTTCTTCGTCTGTTCCTGGGAGACAGCGACAATCTGAACCCACGCCGCGTGCCTGGTCTTACCGACAGGATCGCCGTTACCGTCGAAACCGTTGAAAGCGACCGGGCCGCAAAGTTCAACCAAAGCTAAAGCCGCAGCGAGAGGGTCTTTACCCCAACCCTTCATCCTGCGTAGCACACCGTTACGGTGCGAATACCTTCCGTCCTGATCGACGGAATACCACCACAAAACCCACCTGGCTTGCTCCAAAGTGGGCATGAACGCCTCACCCGCGTGATCCCCACCTGGTGTTTTGACGTACTGCGCCCACCAGTTCAGGACACCCCAACCCAAGGTTTTTTCGGGTAGGTGCCAGCCCCCCTCGAGGGTTTTACGCCAGGTGGGTCCGATGATGTGCGGGGGAGCCGGGAGTAGTTCAATGTCAGACAACTCCCGGCTCCTTCCTGTTATTTATCCCAGTTGATTTCGCACTGCGGGAACGGGGGAGGGGGTGTAGACAAAACCACCCGCAACTCCGCGCCGTTACCGGACTCTACGAACGCACGCAACGCCAGGTCGCGCTGGTTGTTGTAAGCGACGTTCGCCCTGGCAGCCTCAACAACCTCCACCACACAGTTCAACTTCTCCCGTGCGTTGTCCTCGTTGGCCTGCTGCCGCAGTTGCACGAACACCAGATCGGCGGCTGCGAGTAACCCAATGATGAGGAATATCAACGTCATCACGTCATTCTTCGGCTTCAATTGCCCTCCTTGCGGGCTTCGTTGAACCACCAACCGGCCACCGTTGTCATCAGAGCGTCAGGGGCCAAACCCAAGTCAATCTCCGGTTTAATCCCTTTGAGGATGTATGACCCGAACCAGACGAGGCCGACGATGCCGGCGAGC